TACCCTTTCCTGCTTTGTTGACATTTGAACAAGCACCGATGACATGTATAGAGGACCAGATCCACCTGATTGACTCTTTATGAGTGTCGGGTACATTGCTCCTGGATTGTCGTAGATGTGATTAGTAAACACCACAGGACAGTTTGCCTTTGATGCAGCATGGGTTATTGCTCTTAGCATTGATTTTAATGAAACCGCCCTTGCCCCCATGTCCGCTGAATCCTTTCCATCTTCAATTACCTTAGCTTCTCTTGCTGATATTAAATTTCCCAAAGAATCTATTGCTATCATTACCTTTCCTTGAAGTTTTTTTTCAATTACTGTTTTTAGAAATTTTACTATTTGATTTCTACATTCTTCTATGATTTCAATAGGACAATGTTTAATTTTTCGTGGATCACATCCTAGATTAATAGCAGTATCTGGATCTAGTGCTCCTTCAGTATCAAAATAAACAACATGCATTCCTTTTTTTTGAGCATGTGACATTATTTTATTAACCATTAAAGTTTTTCCACATGCCTGTGGACCAGCGAATCCAGTAATTCTTCCCATAGGAATTCCTCCATAGAGAGAACCTGATATGATAGCATTAAGTGCCATGCATCCAGTATCAATCCATTCCTTAACAGTAGATAAAGTGTTTTCATCCAAAAACGAAGCATCTGGATTTAAGTCATCTAAGACTTTGAATGCATCTTCAATTACACCTTCGTCAGTATCGTCATTATTTGTTTCTTTTTTTGTTTTAGCCATATCGAAGTTTTATTATATATCTTTTGAAATAAAAATCAACAAAAAAAAGACCCAAGGAATTAACCTTGGGTCTTTTTTCTATCTTATCGTTTACTCTTCAAATAACTTAACAACGTTTGGAGAATTTCCATCAGTCGTAGCTTGAATTTGTTCTTGATTAGGAACAAAAATATTACTCTTATTAAAGATTTGATTGTATTGTGCTTGTAGTCTGTAGTCTAGAGCACTAATATCTGTAACAGTAATAGAATTTTTGTTAAAACTAAATTTTACATCTGCTTCCTTATCTCCCAAAAATTCTCTAAAAACTAATGGAAAAAGTTGAATAGACATTCTATTATCTGGTGTTGGTACGGTTGATAGAACCACTGGATTTACAATATTGAGAGTATTTTCATCCTCTGATTCTAGCTGACCTACGATTGTTCTTCCTACATTATCTAGGAATGCTGCTATTTTTGTTGTTTGTGTATCACTCATGTTAGGTTTTATATTTTACTATACTTTTTAAATAAATCAACAGTCATCTGAAAATAATTTTTTCAAATCTGTTGTGTAATTACATGTTAATGACGGAGGGTTCCATCCAATGCATTTATAAAGTCTTTCTATTGGAGGATATACTATTTTTTTAAACATTTTTTCATAGTCGGGTTTAATATCTTTTAATAAAACATCTGGATAATTGTCTAAAAAAGAAATAACACTTAAATTATATTTGTTTTTATCAACATAAAACATCTTAACTTTACTTCCGTTTGTTATTTTTTCATATATATTTTCTATATCATATTCCTTTAAGAGATTATTGAAATATATAGATGCTTTAACATGAATAGGGCATCCCTTGACTGTTCTGAATCCATCAGACTTTGCTTGATATTTGTTAATATCAGAAACCTTTTGTCTTTTTGAAATACATACAACATCCATTTCTTTATATTTTTTATAAGAATCAATAAAAACAGAATCAGAATCTGTTTTATTTTCAGAAAGGACAACAGATTCTACAATATTTTTAATTAATGTTTTAACTTCATTGGACATTGATGATCTAGCCAACTCGATCCCCTTGTACAAAAATGGTTCTTTTGGTTTATGACCTTCTTTATCTATAATATGTAAAATGTACATTTTCTTTTCCAAAAAAACTGCTTTATCACATATTGTTTCTCTTTTAAAAACAAATCTAGGATCTAATGAATTATGAACCTTTTTAGACCATTCTATAATATCTGAATTAATTTTATTATCTATTTCATCAATAATATTGAATGCTTCTTTTGTTATATTTTTGTTTTTATCCAGAAAATCTATATTAAAATGTTTTAATAATCCATTTATTGATATATAATTTGAATCAGTATCTCCGTATATAAAAATTTCTTCCTTTCTACAATTAAATCCTTTGTTTAAGGCGTACTCATAAACAATGTCTGATGCTTTCTTAATAACTGATTGACCAGTTAATGTTACACTAGCAGAATGATCAATATCAAACAAGGGTGAATATTTTTGAGCAAATACACCATAGATGGAATTCAAAATAAGTTTATAAACATTCTGCTCAGTATCTAAATCTTGAATTTTTTGTTCTAGTTTTTTCTTAATTAAATCATCAGTCTCCTTATTGAGTTGTTTTTGATACTTGTTCATTTCCTTTTTAGCATCAACTCGCTCTTTATATAGTTTATCAATGAAACTAGGTATGATTCCCTTTACTTTTTGTGTATAGATAACATCATAATCTGATATACACATTTTTTCTTTCTCTAAAAGTTTCAAAAATTTTTCTTTGGATAAAGAAATTGTTTTACCACTAACAAGGTATATAACATATTCATCATTTTCTTTGTTTATTACTTTACCAATCTTAGTTTCTGGTGAAATATTAAGAGAAACAATAGTATTAGGATATAGACTGTTAGCATCATAACTAACTATAGCATTGTGAATCCCTCTTTCTGGTTCATGAACATATCCTCCTTGATAATCTACCTTATCATTTTCTGTTTTAAAGGTAGGAATCATCTTTCCTTGAAGCAAAGATTCATGTGCAACTGAACCTGTAATCATAGAAACCTTTCCAGTGGCTTTCTCGAAAGGAATAAACCCCTTATAAGAAAGGTTTCTAACAAGTTTTATATATTTTAAAACATTTTCGAGCTTTACTAAAAGTTTTACGTCTTGAATATTATATTCTACAAATTTATTCCAATCATTATTTGATAATTCTGCAAGATTTCCACTACCAAAATCTATTTTTCCTTCCTTTAGTTCCTTTTCTGCAATGAAATTTAATGAATACGATTCAGAATCACCTCTAGAAAATGCTTTGTAGATAATCATGTAGTCTAGATTAGAAACTCCATTGATGTACCACTTGTCTATTGGTTTATTATATTTGTTTATAACAACACCCTCACGTTTATAAACATTTTTAATAGGCGACAATCTCATATATTCTTCTTCGCCCTTTAAGTTTTTTATTCTATTGATAAGGTAAGGTACGTCGAAGCTCTCACTATTCCATCCAACCATAACATCAGGTGGATCTTTTTCCCAAAAATCTAAAAATTTATCAATTAAATAATATTCGTTCTTACAATGAACATAAACTTCGTCAGGATTTTTTGATTTATATGGTTTTAAACCCCAACTGTAATATTTTTTGGACAATGTATCATAAATAGTTATAAGATTGATAGAATCTCTAGCCTCTGCTGGTTCAGGAAAGCTTCCTTGTTGTTTATAACAAGATACAGAATATGAAGTCCAACATTGTTTTTCTTCATCCCACACTTCATAATCCTCAAACATATTATTGTTTCGGAATTCACCAAGACTTATTGTTGATTCATCCATATATTACGTAAATTTGTTAAATTTTTGTGTTTGCATTTAGATATTTTTTCTTTTAAAAAATTTTGAAATTCTTTGTTAGACATATTAGCATATCTTCTGCCAGAAATTTCTCTTTGATTAGTTTTTTTACCTTTTTTAGCTTTAGAAATATTTTTTCCTCTTTCTATGTGATTTATAGAATCACTGTGTAATGAGTTTTTTAATCTAGCTTTTTTTTCCTCTAATGTCAATAAAGATATATTTAATTTGGCCTTTTCTGATAATTTTTGTTTAATTTTTGTTGTAAAACTATTTTTAATAGTATTTGATCTATCCCAATGATTATAAAGATATTTATATTTTTGATTAATTACTTTATTACCACACCCACACAGACAAAAAGGCATTTTTTCTTCTTGAATTTTTTTTAAAATCAAACTTCTTTTTTTATGAGATTCTGAAACTTTTGTTCTAATTTCTGAAGATTTCATTGGATGATTAATAGAATATTCTTTTCTAGCTGCATTAAATTGTTTTGATGTAATTTTTCTATTTTTTGAGTTGTGCCAACACATTCTATTAAATGCTGACGCTAATTTTATTTTTATCTGAATATTGTTATTTTTATTTAACTTACATAAAACCCAATGTGCTATAAAATGTTCTCTTGCAGTAAGATGTGTTATATTATTTTTATCATTTGATCCGCCTAAACATTTAGGGATTATATGATGTTTTTCGTAATATTCATGATTGTTTTTAATTCTATTCATTCCTCTATTACAAATATTGTGATATATAGACGTATAATTCATATATTATATTTATACGTCTGGATATCACAATTATGTTTTTTTTCTTATTTTAATACTATGCTCGTCTTTATATTTCATACTATATGTTTCTATGTCCCAATAGAATATTTTAAGAGGTTTATCCTCTAAACTGTCATTATCTATTCCTCCCTTATATGTGTTTATAAGAAAATCCTGTTCTACAGACAGATTTTGAAAAATTCTTTTAATGGGGGTTTCGTTTACAAACTTATTCCTATAGTAATTGTTTTTGAATTTTATTTTTTTGAGACTTGTATTAAAAATAGAAAGCGCATCTGAATGTGATGCGCTTTCTACATATAACGAAGGTTCGTATGAGGTTTCTACCTTGATTCTTTCTCCGTTTTCATCCCAAGTCCACAAGTGAACACAACAATTGTTGTTGTCATATGATATATTTCGGTACGCCATGATTTATTCCTAAGAATATATCATGATTTGTAGTAAAATCAAGCCTTTTGATCTGGATTTAGCTTTATAAGCTCTGGATACTTTTCATTTCGTTCTTTAGAACCCCATGCAGTAGAATATAAGCCTTCATAATTGTCCGTATGGTCCTCTAACCACATTGTATCTGCAAATTTTCTTGC